AAAAATATGACATATTTCTTTACAAAGTCCATAATCTTTATTACCTGTTATTAATACTTTTTTAGAGGTCATTGTAAATCTCTATCAGAACATTCTTATTAAAACTGCCGTCAAGCGATGCTAATTGTGACAATACAATTTGGTCAATAGTTTCAAAGTGTATCTCTGCACCCATGTCTTCTTCGTGTTCATTTGTTTTGACAGGAACAAGTGTTACATCACGTAATGAGTATGTTTCAATGAATGTATCTTTAATAAAGTTTGCTTCTTCGTATGAAATATCTATATCTAAAGAAATCTTAATTGTTGACTTTGGTAATAGATACTTAACGGGATCATCTAGTAACTGTGATAGTTTAATAGTTTTATACTTTGGTGCATCTTGCCATGTAAAAAATTCAGGCTCACTATTCCATTCTAAGAACATCCATCCTCGTTCATCATCCCATGCATCAGAAAAGTTATGTGGAAATGCATTCCCAGTGTAAATAATATTATTCTTTACCTGTCGTTGATGAAAGTGACCAGTGAATACGTAATCTTGATGGGAGAACATTTCTTGTTTTAGTCCGCCATGATCTGGCATTTCTACCATTGCATTTAATTTAAATGTAGGTAGTTCAAAATGACCAAACATATATTTTGAACGAATACTGGGAACTTTCTTCCACTCGTCACCCACTAGCCAACTTACAAGAGCAACATCGCCTATTACTGTGGTATCATCTACAACTGTTATATTTTCAAATTCTTTAGCAAACTCTACGCTACTGACTTCTCGGCTCTCACGATAAAACAAATCATGGTTACCTTTTATGAAGTATACATTATCAAATGCGTCATTTAGTTTTCGCAAACTTTCAATTGAGTACTTCATTGTTGATATATTTAAACTAGCACGATTATGATGCCAATCACCACCAAAGATGCATGTTTCACATCCTTTCTCTTGTGCTTGTTTGATAAACCAATCAACAAAGTCACTACAATCTTTGTTATGTTGTTGTGCATTATTTCTCATGCCGAAGTGAATATCGGTAAAGAATGCCAATTTTTTGAATAGATTATCACTCATTATCTGCGTAAATCTCTTTAATTGTTTCAGTTGGAATTTGTTCGTCTGTGATATTAGTTTTAATTACTTTTTTCCATCGTTCTTGTGATTTCATTTCATGTTCAAGTTGACGTGTCCAACTCGGTGCTTGTCCTGATTTTTCTAATAGATCATCTCGAATGCCTTGATTTTTCTTCTCAATATTGAGAACACGTGTAAATGAATTATTAACTGCTGCAGTATAATAAGCAAACGGATTATCAGATTTTGCTTCATTAAACTGTAGTCCAATTTGCGTTAATTGTAATAAGGCTTGTCCTCTCATTTCATCAATATATGTGTATCCACGCCAGTTGCCACGTTGTGAGTAACGTTCTACTAGTTTAATATACATATTTGCTAATGTAGCAGTAATCTTTCCAGATGTCAAGTCAAATTCTTTATCTTTATTATAATGTGATATACCGACTTCGGCAATTTCGCCATTTCGTACAACATAATGTTTATATGGTGGAAAATTTAATTTTACCTTATGATCAGCGACAGTTTTAGGATTTAATTTTCTGCCAGGTTCATCTGGAATATGTTCAAATGTCATAACACGGAATACAAGTTCTTCTTCATTGAAGCTATCAACATCAACAACAAAATCTATTTGTTTCTTTTTCTTATCGGTATTCAGCGTCCAACTATTTTTTTGTATACGATCTGCTCTTGATTGTCTTGCCTCTGGCAAACGTGATATTATTTCACTTTTAATATCAAGTTCTCCAGCGATATTATCAATGATAATATCAAATTGATTGTATCTTTCTCGATCTTCAAACCATGAAAAGTTTGATTTTGAAATATGAATTTGCTTTAGCATATCCCTGTTGTTTAAATAATTTTGTCGTCTAGCCATAATTTTAATCTCCTAAAATGTTAGTATTATAATACTACAAAGTAAGATAAAAGTCAACCTTAAAAAATAATACGTGTCAAGTATAAAGTTTAAAATATTCGTAGTTAATACAGTGATAAATACTGTTAATAATCAGGAGATCAATAGCATGGCATATAATCCATATAGTACCTCACAGCCGGTAAACATTTCGGATCCTAGTGGCAGATTGAGTGTCGAAGGTGATGGTATGAGTAGTTTCAATTTTCCATATACCCCTACTATTACAAATATGTCAAATGCAAATTACACACAAGTATCACCTACACATTCTAATTTTCAGCAACAGTTTTTTCAAAGTGGATCAAATGCCACAATTAATGTTACTGCGCCTATAATAATAGAAAATGTTGAACAAGGACAAACTATACTTAGTGCGTTAGATTTTTTTAGAGGTGCTATGAAAATGAGATTTGGAAAAAATGATGAACAGCGTGGCTTGCCACCTCCTGTACTGAGATTTAATGCACATGGAGTTTTTCAAAATATTCCTGTGTTAGTAAATAATTTTGTATATAACTTAGATGCGGATGTTTCGTATATTGATATAGAGACTAGAACTGAACAAAATCCTGAAACTGTAATACAAATGCCAGTTAGTGGAACTTTTGTGATTGATTTTTTAGTTACATATTCACCTAAAAACGTAAGAGATAATTTTACATTAGAAAAATACTTATCAGGTGGTTTAAGAGGAGAAGGATATGTATAGTAATAATTCGCCATGGAGAAATACACGTGTGATGTTTGATAAAATATTAGATATTCAGCAACCTAGATTTATATACAAAGATCCGTTGGACATGGAATATATTATACCACAAAAATTTAATTTACGACCCGACCTAGTCAGTTATGAGAATTATGGTACTGCAAAATATTGGTGGATATTTTCACAACGTAATCCAGATATTATACAGGACCCTATTAATGATTTTACTGCTGGTACAAAAATTAAAATACCCAGTAAAAAAAATATAGATAGAATGGGCTAAAAATGGCACCGCGTAATGTAAGAAATAATAATCCTGGTAATATTAGACATGGAGGCTCTAACTGGAATGGTTCGGTTAAGGGTACTGACCAGTCATTTGTAACTTTTGGATCTCCAGAAATGGGTGTCCGAGCGATGACAAAATTACTATACAAATATAATAGACCGGGATCTGACAATGGTTATAATAGAAGATCAGTTCGTGAAATTATTAATAAGTGGGCGCCCCCTAATGAAAATAATACAACTGCATATGTAAATGCAGTTGCCAAAAAGTTGGGAGTTAGTCCTGATCAAGATATTGATCTATCAGCAAATCCAGCAATTACTGAAAAATTAGTAGGTGCAATTATACAACATGAAGGTGGTAATGAATCTCTAGACCACTTTAGACCATCACTTAAAAAAGGAATTAGTCTAGCAAAAGGTGAGGGCCAAACAACGTTTCCTCCAAAAGATGTCGGCGCTGCAGATTCTGAATCAAGACGAACTTTAACCTCTGAAGAACAAAAAGCATTAACTGAGTTTAAAAGAGCAAGAAAAAATTTAGATGAAGCAAATGCAGATCCTAATGCATCTTCTAGAGATAGGGCTGATGCACAAGAACGATTTGATGCCGCTAAAGCAAATTCTCCATTCACAGTGGCGAATGATGAAACTGACGGATCGATAGTTGGTGATGATGTATCAGATGTCACATTTAACGGTTCAAATAGTAATTCAAATTTCTCAAGTTCGAGTTTAGGAAATATGAAAGAAGTTCTACAGCAAACAGAACAAGCGGGAATGTATTATGAAAATGAACTAGACAACTATGAAAATTATACTTATAATATAGAATTTTTTATTATTCCAAAAGATGACGCTCAAAATTTCTTACAGTTTAAAGACATAGAGTTTGAAAAGACTATAAGAGGAGAATGGCCAGAACAAACAATTCCTAAATTAATAATTGCACAATCAGCAGTAACAACAGAATTTAATATTGATAACTTAGTTGTCGAAAATTTAGGAACTGGTTATGGTAGTGCTGCAAAAATGGTAGGAATAGATAAGGGATTACAATTTGATATAACACAAATTGGTGATAGTGATTTAAATGATACATTGAATTCTGCTGCAAATTTGATGGAATATGTAAATATTAATACGGCTACCTTCTTTATTAAAGTTACATATAATGGATACAGTTATGATAATCCAACCAATATACTAAAATTACCAACTGTTAAAGTTATACCATTTCGAATTGATAAATTTATTGATTTGAATACGACAACAGATGAAACCGGTACTACAACCACTATTAGTGGAACAGTTTCGAATTATGCATCTGTGAGTCATGGAGTAAATACTACTAAAATAGACTTTAATTTTGTAATAGGAGATACATTACAGGAAACACTTAATAATTTTAACGATGAATTGAATACATCTGCCCGGGCTGCTACTAGTTTTAGTTCAGAACAATCAGATTTCGTTAATACTTATGAAATAAAACTCGAATCTGATTTTAAAGATGAGTATTCAAGTACTCCAATGAATGGACCTATTGCTAATAAAAGTGCGGCGAGTAATAATGTTAGTAAAAAAAGCAAAACCAAGTTTAATGTTTCTGAACAAATAGGACAAGTTCCTATAGGAGTAAGTATCATTGATCTGATATATGATATTCTGATTCAGAATGTACAGATAAGACAAGAGTTAACTGCATCAATTGATGGTTTTTCTAAGGTTGTTAGAATTTCTCCAGAAATAATACAGAAGAAGCATAATCCAATCACAAATATAATGTCACATCATACTGTTTATAATATATCCATGCATAAAGAGATAGTAGTTCAAAATGTCACTGACCAAACTGCAAAAATATCATCTACAAATAAAATACTAGATGAAATTTTTCAGACAGGTAGATGTAGAAAATTATATAATTATTATTATACTGGACTAAATGATCAGATATTAGATTTAACTATATCACTAGATAAGCAACTTACTAAAAGTTATTCTCCACCAGGAAATGAATTTTCTTGGAATAAATTTTTACCGGCTGGAATGCAATTAGATAATATATTAGAAAGTAAGCAGTTAGAAAACTTTAATAAAACAGTTTCTTCCTTAGATGATTTTAATAAAAAGAAAACGGAACTTAGTACTACACAACAACAGAAGCAAGAAGAATTACAAAAATTAAAACAGGAACAAGCGAAGTCTGAATTTTCTGGATTAATGGCTGACTTAAACGATCCAGATAACGAAGGCGATATACAATCTACAAATCCAGAATCAAAAGACAAATTCTTTGACGAATTGGGCAAGGCAGAGAGTCTGGCTGACATTCAAGTTGCTGCAAATCGACACGGCATTAACATTACAGAATTTGTCAAAAATTTAGAAACAGGTGAACCACTATTACAAAAAATATCTAAATTAGAAGACGATATTAATAATATTTCTGACGAATTAAGTGAAACAGCATCATCAATAAGTGATTTAACACTTAAAATAGGTTCGGACGATAGAACGATTGCAGAACAAGTTGGAGCAAGTCTCGCAGGGCGTTTTGCGGGATTTAATTCTAACAATGCAAGTACACGTGCAAAATTATTGGGTGATCCTACAGGACTTGTATTGGCAGAAGAATTAAAAGAAGATGGTGATATTTTTAAAAAATTAACAGATGCAGAATTTTCCGACTTAATGGATGCAATGCAATTAAACAGTATTAATTTTATGAATAATATAATACCAATGATGAGAGGGAAAAAATCAGTATCAACGTTTAAATCTACTGACTTGGAAAATATAGAACTTGCAAGAAGTAAATTATTTGAATCATTGAATGGTGATTTAAGTATGGCAAATCTATCTATGACTATTAAAGGTGATCCTTTTTGGATGGAATTTTATATAACTGAAGATGTAAAAAAACAAATAGTTGGCAAGGATAACACATCGGACGCACATAAATCTATCGTTACAAATGTCAACGGAACAAATTATTTATTGTTGGTAGTTAATAAAGCAGATGGAGTAGATGATTTTGATAATATAAAAATTGATAATTTGGATATATTTTTGTATTCTGTAAAGAGTGTTATTAATACATTTGCACAAGGACAATTCACTCAACAATTAAACTGTGTACGCCTGCCTATACCAGATAATTTTAAACGTGTTGAAACAGGTGGAGGAAATAATGTTATTGGTGGATCCGGCAATGGACCCGGCGGCAGTAATGGCATAAATCCCTTTGGAGATTCATCCTTCGGTTCTGATCCACTTGGTGAATTTGCAGGTGCTGATGGCAGTGGTATAAATTCCTTTGGGGATTCACTCTTCGGTTCTGATCCACTTGGTGAATTTGGTGGTAGTGCCATAAATGCCTTCAGAAATATAAACTTTGGTGACGAAACACTTGGCGAATTTGCAGGTGTTGCTAATAATCTAGTCGCATCAATACCCAATGAATTTCAGGATTTGGCTGATGTTGCAGGAATACCTTCGGATATAACTGATGCACTTGGGCGCGATGGTGCTATTGATCCTAGAACAGTTGCCAAAAATTCTTTCAGACATATACATGGAAGTTTAGCAAAGGATGCACATAATTTTATATTCTCATATGCCACACCACATGCATCAGATGTGAATAGACTTGCTGCACTGATGAATGAAGCAGAAATGGCTGCAGCATTTGGATCACCAGAAGCGGCCACGGCAGTTGAAAAAATTAAGAATGATATAAGAAATAAATATGGAAACACAGAAGATGCAAGTGATTTTTTACAACAACAAGTAGATAATGGAGAAATAGTTTCACCTGAATTAGTGGCATTTTTAAACACAAAAGTATATGCAGATAATACAACTGAAGTAATACCACCTAATAATATTAGTGACGTTGACGTTTCAAATATTATGACTGAAATACAGACAATTGAAGGTATGAATTCTTTAAGTGTCGATGAATTAATCGAAACACCAACTAAAACTTTAATGACTCCAACGGTTGATATGTCTCCCAATGCCGATATACCATCTTCACTTCGTATAGAAACTTCTAATTTAATGTTAGGAGGCTTATTACCAATAGAATCTACTGAAGTATATACTGATCCTAGACCTCCCGTAGTTGATTATAATATAGAACAATTAGAATCTCTGGATTTACCAGATGATGTAGTTGATGGATATAAAGAGGTAGCAGACACTCGTAATGGAATAAAGGTAAGAAAATATTTAGATACGCTTCCTCCTGATCAAGTAAAACTATTAAACGAAATAGATAATCCGTACACTGTGTCAACACTTCCTGCCGATCCGCCCGTGACCGCAGAAAAAATTATCAATACTCCAATGAAAACACCTAGAGAAGCAATAATGCAAGCGAGAATACAAGACGCACAAACCCAGATGATTGCAGAAGTAGGTGGCAGTTACAATGATTTGTCAGTGGATGAAAAAAGACATTATAATAATTTGAGTGATGCATATGATGAAATTGATGAAGTTGCACAATTGGATCCCATTCGGAATGAGGCGAAACTACTTAAAATTAATAATGAATTGGACAAATCAATTAGAGTATACAATGACAGATTATCAGGCGGTGACAGTGAATGGAGTTGGAATGATACAGAGGCGCAGGTTCTAGTAGATACAAGGTATGGGGCGCAAAATGATGTTGCTTCTCTTTCATATTCACCAAATGAGTTTACTGCTGAAAGAATAAGAGTTAATCCAGATGGATCAATTGTGGTTGATCTAGACTCAGAGTCTATGCCTACCAGTCCATCGGCTGGTTATGTTTTACCTATTAATGCAATTACTGACATACCAGTGGAAGATTTTACAGAGGAACATCTTGCACAGTATGAATCTGCAAATGCAGTAATGAAGAATCTGTTTACTAGTGATGGTATGACAATTACAAAAGCAGTTACGCCGAATGGTGATTCAGTTACTGTGGTTACCGGATTTACTAATACTGATCTTGCATCTGTATATAATATACCCTTTTCGCCAAATGTATTAGAAGGAGATGTTGTAGATACATCGTCAACAACTATTCTTACAAGACAGTTTCTAGAAAGCACAAAACAAAAAATTGCTGATAGTTATCCCTTAATTGGGACTAGGACTCAGAGTGCGACTGATTACGAGACATGGAAAGAATTTATAATCACTGATCCAACACAGCCACTTGCAGAGTCTCCCACCCGTGTCTATAAAGATTCTAGATTTTTTAGTATGGTAGGAAACCAGAAAATATATGCAGGCTCTGCGCTTGAAAAAAGTTTAATTGAAAGCGATCTCGTAACCAATACGGCATCAAAAACTATGATTGATTATTATAATAAAACATTCGGATCAGATTGGAATGGATTCCGCTGGATAAAAGCGGAATAATAAGTAATATTTCTTTATTATATAAGGTATGACATCAAATGTTAGAAAGTAAAATAAATGTTAGAAAATAAAAACACAAAGACGAAAATGAGAATTCGTATTAACCCGTTTATAATTATTGAAGGCGAAGAGTAAAAATGTATAGCGATGACAACAAAAACGATTTATCAGGTGCTTTAAAGAAGGACAATCTTTCTAATTTAAGTCCCGTGATGAATAATATTCAAAGCGGTATATACCATGCAATAACCGTTGCAGGAAAGCCAGATCCGGAAGGCAGAGGTAGAATTGCTGCTTATGTTCCTAAATTGGGTGGAAATAAAGAAAGACCTGTGTTTTTTCAATATGCATCTCCATTTGGCGGTTCTAATTCATCTGGTAGTTATGGATTCCATGCAGTACCTCCAAGTATAGGAGTTACGATTCTAGTATTCTTTGCTGATAATGGAGAATTAAGTGAAGGATACTGGTTTGCGGTGGCACAAGAAGTACCTGATATTGCAGCAGGTGGTACATCGGGACAAGCAAAAGTAGATGGAACTGGACAAGGCGAGGGCGTTTTTAAAGACAAGCCTAGTGGAAAAATTAATCCCACGGAACTCACTGCCGCACAACGTGATGTTATATCATATGATGATAACGCACCTGAAAATGTTAGTATGGATCAACGTACATGGGATGTTGCTACCGATAAAAATGACAGTGGATTATCTTCCAATAGTTCAACAAGTGATAGTAAAGGCGCAAATCAAGTTTCTGTTGTTCCAGTTACTGAAGAAGTTGTTAAATCAGAAGCATACTATAATGATCTTGCCTATGCACAAGGACCAATAGCAGGAATAGAAACAAAATCGCCATCTAGTACCAGTTCGACTAGTAATAGTAAAGGTGCAGAACAGGTGGCGGCAGAGGTAAATAAAAGATCAAGTATTAGTTCGACTAGTGATAGTAAGGGTTCAGGACAAATACCCGTTATTCCAGGAGGTGAAAAACCGGAAGACGAAGTGAAAACAGGTAGAAATCAGGCAAATTCTGCAAATAATGATGTAAATTCTGATACCCGAACTTTTGATCAAATACCAGAAAATCATCCTAGAAATATAAATCTTGCGGCTCAAGGAATTTATTCCGATAGTGTTAGAGGACAAACAACTGCTTCGCCTTTGAGAAATGCAAATTATGATAACCCAAAACCTAATACTGTATATGGTATTAAAACTCCCGGTTCAACCGCACTTACTATGGATGATGGCAGTGTTGATGATGATGGATTTATTCATCCTAATCAAATAAGATTACAAACAGGTTCAGGTGCAAGTATTATATTAGATGGAACAAATGATTTAATCTATATGGTTAATAGTACGGGGTCAGGATTTATAGAAATTGGACCGTCTGGCGAAGTAATGATATATGCACAAGGATCATTAAGTATGCGCACGGAAAAGGATTTCAACTTACGCGCAGACCAAAATATTAATATAGAATCAGGCGAAAAAATAAACATAAAATCTGGTAATAATTTTGCTGTTAACAGTGGAAATCAAACACATATAAAAAGTGAAGGTTCGCAGTTTTATGATAGTGCTGGCAGTAATCATATAAAAGTAGGAAGTAATATGTATGTTTCGACGGGAGGTATTCTACATTTGAATGGACCACAAGCAGCAAAATCACCTGGACTTAGTACAGTGTCACACAATGATATACAAAACCTAGAAAGTTCTAAAATAGATGAAAGTATCATGTCAACTATGGTATCGCATGAACCAATGATGCGTAGAAAACCTGCTCCTGCTAATACAAGTTCGGGTTCAGGTGCAACTGGAAGTGCAAATGGCGGACAAATACCTGCTACGAAGCCTAATTTAAATAGTGCAGGCGCAAATTCTGCAGATTCTACAGCCGAACAACAACAAATTAATGATCAAAGTATAGAGGAACAAGTGGCTGGTGGTACAGGAACAGTAACTTACTCGGCTAACTTCTCTGGGCAGATACGAAATAAACCAATTCAACCAAAACTATTTTCTATACTAGAAACAGCAGCAAAAGCAACAGGGGTTGAATTAGTTATATTTTCTGGTGGTCAAGATCAGGAGGGTAGAGGTACTAGAAGAACTGGCGGCACAGGTCACGATAATGGATTTGCTGCAGATGTTTGGTTATATAAATCATCGGCTGACAAAGAAAGTGGAAAATTATCAGTGCGAAGAGATACTGGAATTATGAAAAAATTTGCAAGAGAATGTTTTCTTGCTGGAGCAAATGCGGTAGGTGCAGGAGAGGGATATATGGGTGGTGTTGGCGTACATGTTGATATCGCAACATATAGAAATGATCAGGGTATGTGGGGCAAGACACATAGTTGGAGAAGTGCGCCTGGTTGGCTGAAACAGGCAAGAGATGAAGGCGGTTGGAAATATTCGCCTCCTACTAGGAGAGCATAAAATGATTTATGATAAGAAAAAAGGATCACTTTTAAATTATATACAGTTGCCATTGCATGTTATTACTCCATACGGTACATATTTAGGAACAGGATATGACGTTAATTCAATGCCAACATATACCCTATCCTACACTAATGTAATATCCTTTCCAGTAAATCAATTGGTTTTTTCTAATTTGAGTAAAAATAGTATTATAAAGGATACTATTCCGTCACTGACAATAAATGGCAGAAATATTATAGGCTATAACTATGAAATTCCAGATGTTGAGATTAAATATGGTTATATAACTGTTGCTTCTCAACGTATTTCAATTGAAACTGCAAAGATAACAATTGCATCAGCACAACTAATACTTGAGAAACAATTAAGAGCAATTGGTAATGTTTTAGAAAAATTTGTTCATGAACCATTAGGTCAGCCACAATATGATGCACTCATTCATTATTTTTATTATGAAGGTGTAAGTGAGATAGAAAATAGTCCTATCATTAAACTCATTAACAACAGACAATGGTATGATATTACTGATGAAATACAAACAAGTATAAAAAGAGAAAACGGCAGAGTCGATGACCGACTTGCCGCTTTAAGAATTGAAACTGCCAAAATGTGGAGTTATGTGCCTGGATTTAGTTAAAGTTCAGGACGATGCGTAATAACTTCATCTACTAAGCCAAAGTTAAGAGCTTCAGTTGGATTCATAAAGTTGTCACGTTCCATTGCTGCAAGCATATCATCTAGTGTTTTGTTAGCACTATTATGTTTAACATAAATTTCTGTTAGTGACCTTTTCATCTTTAAGATTTCTTTAACTTGAATTTCCATATCAGTTGCTTGACCGCCAGCACCACCGCTTGGCTGATGAATCATATGCCTGGCATTTGGTAAAATATATCGTTTTCCTGCTGCACCAGCAGTTGCCAATAGTGATCCCATAGAACATGCTTGTCCCATTACAGTCGTACTGACATCTGGCTTAATAAATTGCATAGTATCATATATTGCCATACCAGCGGTTACTGCGCCACCCGGAGAGTTAATATAAAAATGGATATCTTTTTCTGGATTTTCACTTTCTAAAAATAGAAATTGTGCACATAGTAAATCTGCTTGGTAGTCATTGACTTCACCAGTTAAAAATATAACACGTTCTTTAAGAAGCCGAGAGAAGATATCATAACTTCGTTCACCATTAGCAGATTGGTCTACAACCATTGGTACTAGAGTTGGCATTAATTATTCCTTATTTGTTTTTGAAGATTCAAGTTTTCGTATTTCTTCTTTCAGTTCGGTAATTCGGTCATATGCAGCATACAAATTTTTCTGAAGTTCATTTATTTCTAACTGAAACATTTCTACTGTAGTTATCATTTGCATTGACAATACTCCATTACTTTTCTGAAAAGGTTCTAGTTTTATTATCTTTGGATCATCATCCATAGTTTTTACTCCCAACATATCTATAATACATCAAAAATATACGATTGTCAAGTGGTATTTTCAAATGTACGAAGTTAATACGATGATAAATACTCTTAATAAAAAGTTTAAGAATGAGAGACATGATGCAGATTAGATTTTCAGGATTTAGTACCAAGAACAAAAACGCAATAAATCATAATCTTTACGGTAAGGATTTGATTATTGAAGATTTGATGAATAATCTTATGACACGCAAAGGTGAACGTATAATGATGCCTACTTACGGTAGCATAATACATGATTTAATATTTGAACCACTTACACCTGAGTTGAAAGATTTAATCAGAAAAGATATAAATTATATAATAGATGGTGATCCACGTGTGCGTCTTGAAGTTTTAAATATAACAGATACCAATCATACTATTGATATTCAACTATCGGTTTCAATAATACCTACAAACGAAAAAGTTGAACTAACATTGAATTTAGAAAGAGAATAACATGGGCCAAGAAAGAGTTGATAACTTATTCGCTAGTGAAAGTTGGAGTGCGGTTTACACTGCATACAGTAATATTAGTTTGAAAGCATATGATTTTGACACTATTAGAGAAGCATTACTTTCTTACGTTAAAACAACATATCCTTCAAAATTTAATGATTTTATAGCAAGTTCAGAATTTATTGCAATCTTAGATTTGGTTGCATATTTAGGACACTCATTGGCTTTCAGACTTGATATGAATACAAGAGAAAATTTCTTGGATACGGCAGAGCGTAAAGAATCTGTACTGAGAATGGCCAAGAATCTTGGCTACTTAAAAACACGACCGATCAATGCACGTGGTTTTATGAAAATTACAAGCGTCACTACGAATCAAGATGTATTTGATAATGCTGGAGATTCACTTTCTAATACCACTATTAATTGGAATGATGCAAATGACACAGACTGGTATGAAAAATTCATTACAGTTTTGGATTCTGCACTATCTAAAAATTCTAAGATTTTAGATCCTATTGCAAAAATTGATATACTCGGTATAGAAAATAATATATACGAAGTCAATGAAAATCCTAATGGCAAATCAGTCTCATATCCTTTCACATCAAATGTTTCGGGTGCAACCCGTTTATTTGAAACTACTAAGGTAGAAATAATTGATGATTCAATTGTAGAATCAGAACCTATGGCATCGAGTAATTTTACAATTGTCAATCGCAACGATAATTTAGGACCAGCAAGTGACAGAACTGGATTTTTTGTATATAGTAAGGCAGGAGAATTAAAATTCCAAGATTTCACATACAATGTTAAATTGTCAAATGTAATAAAAAATATTAATAATATTAATATATCAAATAGTGATGTTTGGTTACAGAAAGTAGATAGCAATGGAAGATATTTTTCAACTGTTTCGTTGATTGACAATCAAAGTAAAGAATCTGCGATATATAATACTATTAAAAATGGATCAGGTGAAATTGCTAGTATTACTACGAATGTTGACAACAGCATAAAAGTTAATTTTCCCGATGGTGTGTTTGGTAATGCAGCATATGGTAATTATAGAGTATGGTTTAGACAAGTAGAAAATCAAAATTTCTCGGTTAATGCAAATGATATAGATAACGTCACAATCATCGTGCCTTATATTGGTGCTGATGACCGACCATATAATTTAACTTTAACAATGTCAACTACCAGAGACTTTAGCGAAAACTTTTCGGCTGAGACATTTGAGAGTGTGAGACAAATTGCACCACGCGCATATTATTCACAAGATAGAATGATAAATGCACAAGATTATAATATATATCCACTAACACTTGGCTCAAATATTATTGCAAAATCAAAAGCAGTTAATACCACATTTGCAGGAAATTCCAGGTTCTTTGAAATGGATGACGTAACCGGCCATCACTCAAATGTAAGTGCGATAGGAACAGACGGTAGTATCTTCTTGGAAGATGATAATATAACAATGAGTCTGAGTTTTAATAGAGAAAATAATCAGATTGACAATTTTATTAGAAATAAAATAACAGAAGTTATAAAGCATCCAAGTTTAATTAATTTATATTATTGTGAAAATATGTACAATCCTAACTCAGTTATTACAGATCCTAATCTTAATTTCAATACCCGAAGTACAAATAAAAGCATCATTGATGTATCATCATCTGTGAATTATAATACTACATATATATATCCTGGTGATCATATATTAGTAAACAGTGGAAATGAAAACACTAAAACATGGACAACTGTCAGTAACATTGAATCTAGTGTTGCTGGATCAGCAATGGATTCATATTTCATCGAATATTTAATTCCCGAGAATAGCGGAGAAATTGATAGAATAGTTAGAGGATATAGAACTAGACTCGAAGACAGTGAAATTAATAATATAAAAATTAATAAAATAGAAGATTTGTCAGTTCAGACATTTACATTGATGTATGAATCAGGTACAACTACAAATGTATGGGGATGGAGATTACATGATGAATTAGTTGATCCTCCACTTGTTGAAGGTACAGATGTGTTTATCACATTTACATATGTTCCTGGTATAAGAGAAAATGAAGCAGCATATACAGCACGTTTCACTGGTAAAAAAATCGTGTTTGACAGTACAAAACAAATAAAGTTTCATTATAATAACAATAAATTTGTTGTTAACAATGAAACAAACTTAGCTGAGCGTGATCGATTATTTCTGAAATATTACTCAACTACTAAAAATTTAGAAGACACGTATGAAGAAACTCAAACTATTCATGTAGGAACAGGTGATATTATTAATATTGTTGAGACCGACGATACTGCAACATTCGATATAAAATGGAAAGATACTCCTGGCGCAGTAATTACAAATACATTTGTGGATACAAATGATTGTTTGGAAGTGGTTGAAAATTTACATACACTGATATCACCTGGAGGATCATCATATGATATTACTCCAGATGAATCTACAACTATAGGAATTTCTCCAACATACACAGTTGCATATACAGTAGATAATTTATCTAGTAAATTATCTACAGAATCATTCAATGATGACATCAGTATAAATTCGATAGATCCAAATTCTCCTGTTGTATCTGCCGGCGCATCAGTTGTTTCGTTTGGGGTGGCATCAATTTCAAATAGTGCTGCTTCAAATACCGCATCCACTGTATATAGTTCAACATATACAGATTCTCAATTAGTTTTGGATGGATTTAAAGGTGAGGTATCTGATACTTATTTTAATATTGCAGCAAATAATGGTAATTTTGCATGGGTAGATGAATCCGAATTGCCTACTGGTAAAACTAGATACAATGCGACTAATAGTGATTTTGGTGTACAAACTGAATTCTTTACACAGTTTGATGGTTCTAACACATATCAATTTATTTTTGATGATATGAGTTCAACTGGTTTTTCTATACAGAATGAAAATAATGATGGCTTAGATCCAGATAGTCCGGATCTGGATATATATTGGAAACAATATGCATTCGCTGAAATAAATTTTACTGCACCGAATGTTGCGCCTGATAACTTTACATTGCAAGATTCAGATGGAATTGATATAGATTTAAAACACTGTGAAATTATAACAACTGATATTGATACTTATAAAATATTATTTTGGACAGTTGATCCTACAAATGGTGGAACAGATAATACTATTACCGTTAATAATATTGGTGGAACTTCCACATTATCAGAATTTAAAGTTCAACTCACTAGAATGGTAAGATGTATAAAAACAGATAGAGTTTCATCATACGCTGACGCAGAAACTTACATAGTTGACAAATATATAACACCTGCAGGATATGTTGATTATAGTAAGGTAAAATTAAGTAGTACTGATATAACTAGAAATCCACATGGTATGCTAGAAGTTCTTTCCAATCAAGATGTGTATAGTGAAGCCGCGGATGATCTTGGCGATATATCAGTAGTAAATTTCTCACATATTGTATTGGAAACATACACAGACCAAAATAATAATATATTATATGAACGTATCAGTGATACAGTTATAGCATATAATGAATCACAAAATGATAGAATACCACCGACCGCTTCATTGAGATTTTTCATAAGTGGAGTCGATGTTACATTAAATGATGGCATATGGCAAGAAAAGACTGCGAACGGATGGGAAATTTTGCCAACTGATAGATATCAATTAGTAGATCCAGATAATAAAGACAAAATTATATATAATGGTGTGACTTATAGAATCCTGAAGGGAAGAAGTTATGTTGAAGACAAATTTATGACATTTAGATGGGATCATTATGCTGATATTGATAAGAGAATTGATCCTGGTACAAGTAATATCATTGATTTATATATTCTTAGTTCGGACTATGTTCGCAGAGTTAATACATGGATAAATGGTGGCTTTAGTGATATCATACCATCGGAACCAACGAACTATGAATTGAAAAAAATTATGCAAGGTATTGAACCTAAAGCAAGTATATCAGATCATATCAGTTATATACCTGTTAAGTTTAAATATCTATTTGGTTCATTTGCTGCAGCAGAGAACCAAGCGGTATTTAAAGTTGTTAAGAAATCAGGAACTTCATACAGTGATAGTGAAATAAAAACGGCAGTTGCAAATGCAGTTAATACATTCTTTGATATTGACAACTGGGATTTTGGAGAAACATTTTACTTTTCAGAATTAGCAGCATATGTACACAGAACTTTGCCTAATTATGTTTCAAGTATTATAATAACACCAAAATATCAAACCGGAGAGTTTTCAAACTTGCTAAGTATTAGTAGTGAACCTACTGAAATTTTCTTGAGTTTAACATCATCCGCAGATGTTAAAATTATTTCTAGTATAGTAGCAGCGGAATTATTGGGCGAATAAAAAATGGCAAATAATAAAATATACAATCTTTTACCAGTACATCTTCAAAATAAAGAGTTAGAGACTATTTTCGATAGTACCCTTGAGAGAGCATTTTCTGCTGGCAGTGTTACGAAAACAAAGGCTTTTATAGGAAGAAAAGAAAAAGGAGTATATAACGACAATGATGCATATGTGTCATTTCCTGATCATCTATTTCAGCGTGACAATTACGGGTTAGAACCTGTATTCTCTAATACTAATATTGGAGACAACATATACTATGATGATTTACTAAATTCAATGTATAATAAAGGATCATTAACTAATGATCATAGAAGATTATTTAAATCTGATACATATACGATTAATTTGCCAATTGATATTGATAAATTCTGTAATTGGGAATTATATTACTGGGTAAATATGGGCTTTACAAGTGAATATGCTCTATACGAATATAAAGTTTATGATTCTGGCTATAGCGAATGGATTAAACAAAAACCATACATACTTAACGGAGAACCAGGAACAGATAATCTTGCACCATTAATTAATGCTAAAGTTGCTCCCAAAGATGATTTCGCTGAAATAGGAGATTATGCTGTTGTAATTTCAAAAAATCAAGTTGTTTACTGGATAAAGACAGTTGACGGCTGGGCAAGGTTGGGCACAAGTGATACGTCATCTCCGACATTTACGCAGTCAGATATAAGACCTGTAACACCAAGCGCAGGTGATACATATGTAAATACATCAGAATTACGAATTACACTTCTCTTGGGAGAAAATAATTATATTCTACGTGATACAATACAAGATCGTTGGAATATAGAAGTTAATCCATATGCATTGCGATTTCCAAATAAGACACAGGGTATAATTAACTTAATAGAATATCGTGAGAATCCAGAAACAAGCACTCCAGATTGGGAAATATATACTGAACTTGCAAATGTCTTTAGTTTAGGCAATAGTAATGATACACATTATATAACTATTGATAAGAATGATGACACTACTAGTTCAATAAATTGGTGGAGTGATAGAAATTCCTGGTATCATTATGATGACATTCGCCAATATATAAATGATGAAAATAAATCATATATAATACAAGCAAAAAGACCTATAATTGAATTTGATCGTAATATTGAATTAAGCGATAGTAGTCAGGCAGCCGTTGAATGGGAAGTACCTACTTTTAAAGTATATGATTCAGAATTAAATACAAGTGAAGATAGTAAAATTTTTCATTACGTTGAAGACGAAGATAGTATCGTTGACAAATTTTTGTCTATACAGGCTTTATTGACTCCTGGTGATTATCAGAGTGAATTTACATTTAATATTGACTTAGCAGATAACGTGACATATAAAATAAATGATACCCATCATAACTTATATATTATAACAGAATTTGATTATAGAAATTTGCGTCATGAATACGGAAAAGCAGAACATAGCATATTGCAGTTGTTACAAGAGGCAAAAACAGATGAGACTATTGACGTTTATGTAGAAGGTATCAAGCAAATTGATAATTATACAGTTTTTGACGGCAAGTTCATTATATTTAATAGTCCGGTAACAGGATATGTATATGTAGATTTTACAACAAAAGATAACGTGGTTATTGATGGCGATACCGCATGGCAACGTATTGATCCAGCACTTGAATATAATCCAGACAATGAAACACATAATGATAGAAACTTTACATACTCTACCGTTTTTGAGCATTTTAAAAGACAAATTGAGACTTCCATTGGACTTACAGGAAATCAAATTGCTGTTAACAACTATCGTAATATAGGTGATAATACTGATAAACTTCGCCACAATAAATTTGGTAGTATTATGGTTCGTAATTCTATTGACATTAAAAAAGCATACTTTGCAATAACCAGAGATGACTATAATCCATATACTGCACTTGAATATATTGCAACTGCATATAATAGTTATAAGAATAATTTTATCAACAATGTACAAGAAATATTGAATACTGCTGATAGTGAAACAATGAGCGATTCTGATATTCTTGAACAGGCAGTAAGTGCAATCGCTCTAGCGAAAAGACAAAACATCAGTGTATTTGATGGCAGTATGATGATAAATGCTGGCGATACTCCAACACATTATATAACAGCAAAAGTTAATCCGATTGTTGCGGGAGCAAAAACTCAGTTTATACCAAGTTCAGTTGCTACAGAAATTGTCTATAATGATAATATTAGTATCTTGATAAATGGTAAAATAGCAACTGATTATAAAATGTTAAATGAGGTTGAAGTTGAGTTTGATAGAACTATCGATGCAGATGATGTAATTGAGGTTAGATATTATACAATATTAAAAGAAACATTTATTCCTCCCAGTGCAACTAAACTAGGATTAAATGCGGTGTATAAGCCTAGATATATAACAGACACTGAATATGATGAAGAAAAAACATTCTTGGTTGGACACGATGGTTCAAAAACCCTAATATGGGGTGACAGAACTGATGACATCACATTAATGTTTGAAAGTTTGGTATATAATAGAATTGAACAAACCGAGAGTAGTACAAGTATAAAGAAAACAAAATATGGTATGTACAGAAATAGTACGATTGAGTATTCTTTAAATGAAAAAAAATATATTATGTATCCATTCTTTAAAAAGTGGATGTTACGTAATAATATTGACAATCTATATAATACAGATTATAATGCTGATGATTATAAAACATGGAATTATCGTGCACGTAATGATGCTTCACCTGGATATTGGCGTGGTATTTTTCAATATGCTTATGGCACAGACCATCCAACAATAGAACCTTGGGTAACAGTTGGGTATAGTATACCACCAGAAGGCTTTGAAATGAATTCTGGTAGATACACTCAGTATGAATTTTGGGAAGAATTAAAATCAACATATTCTACAAATTGGCCTATTCCTATAGATGAAAATGGCGATATTCGCACAATTGATGATTTATTTTTCAATTCGCAAACTACCTTAAAAGAGATTGAATTAATGAACCAAGATTGGGAATTTGGTGACGGTTCTCCTATTGAACAAGCATGGAGACGTAGTAGTGAATACTCGTTTATTGAATTTTTGATGGCAATGATTGCAAAGCCTTTTGAGATAATAGATTTATATTCTGATGAATTAAATACCGTAGTAAATATATTTCATCAAATTGAAAGTATAGATACGGATCGTATACTTAAAGAACAGGAAGGATATGAATTTAAACTAGGATCTAAGTTAGGTGGATTTGTTAATAACTTTAAACTAAACAGTGAAAAAAGTGGATTATCAAATTCAAGATATGCAGAGATTCCAAGAGATAATTATGATTTGTTTATTCACTCTGGTGAGCCAAATCGTTCTGAAAGTTTTAGTGCTATAGTACTAGAAAAAGTTTCATTGGACGTTTCTTATCCTACTTATAATATAGATGATACTGCAACATATCAACAAGAAGATATAGTATATAATCCATCAGATAACAGATATTATGTTCGAAAAGTTGAATCTGCAACGTTTAAAGAAATTACAAAAGAAATAAATTTTGATTATACAGCATGGACACTTATTGCACAACCTAAGATTAAAAAGTTTGGATATAGAATCAATGGATATGATGATTTTAATCCACAATTCTTTACTTTGAATTGGGATATAACATCAGGTGAAAAATTATGGAAAACGCAAGGCGATGAAGCAATTATTAATGATTGGCAAGCAAATGCATTCTATAAACAAGATACATATGTAGTATATCAGGGTGTCCCATATATCTCACTATATGACCATAATAGTAGTGCATCATTCAATGATGATCAAGATACATACTGGAAGATTTTAGAGAGTTGGCCCAGGGTAAATAGAATTGTCGCTAAAGGATATAAAGATACATTTATCGACCAATTGAAAACCCATAACTATGGCGATATATTATATTCAGTAGATGATGTTGCACAACTTCTTATTGGATATCAAAATTATTTAACGACAGTTGGGTGGAGTTTCACTGATATCAATGATTCCGGTGAAAGTGTAAATTTTGAAAGTCTATTGATTAAATTTCTGGAATGGACGGCAGAACAACATGAAATTGGTGAGTTTATAACTTTGACGCCGATATTACTTACTGGCAGTTTTTCTGCTCCATATGGCATTGCTAGTGTTCAAAGAGAAAATAACAAAAATTTCTACAAAGTTCTTGATAGCAGTGGTAGACAAATACCTAGTACAGCAATCAAATTCTTCTCAGAAGGCGATTCTATAACATGGGAATCGGTAGTACCAGTTTATGGCATGAAAATAGATATTGTTGATATAGAACATGCATTTGTTGTTGATCGTATCGATAACTTTGGTGATGTGATTTATGATCCTATTAATCATAATAGAAATTTAAGAATGATGATTGATTGTAATAGAACTGATGACTGGAATGGTACATTAGGAATCGACGGCTACATTGTTCAGAACAATACATTGAACCCCAATTTTGAGACAATGATTTCTGATACTAAATTCTATAGAGATACAATGGTGGATCAAAGTTTGTCAAATATAAATTTGATAAAAGCAAGTCATATTGGGTTTACTCCTAGAAGTTATCTATCAAATCATATGATAGAACGTGAGTCACAATTGGAATTTTATAAAGGATTCATATCAGATAAAGGTACTCCCGGTAGTATCAATAAAATTATTAATAATAATTCTAATTTTTCTGATATTGGTTCTGATGAAGTATGGGCATTAAAACTTGATAGTTATGGAAACTTAAACAGAAATATATCGATTAGTAAGGATATTGAGACTGGAACTATATTCACTGATCCTTACACTGTTACATATGACAGTAATCCATTTTTGTACCGTACAACACCGAGAACAACACCTATTAAAACAACCGGATATGTCAATAGCAGAGATGTTAATTATGTTGTAAGAAACTCTACAATATTAGAAACAACTGTTGGTGAAAATTATTATGAAGGTGATTTGGCATGGATACAATTTGATACACTAAGAGATTGGGATGTTAGAAGATTAAGCGAAGTTGCACAAATTGTATTTGTTGGTGAAACTGAAGATTCACAACTTTACATTGTGTTAATCAATGAAATAGATGTAACCGATACAGTTTATTTAAGAATTAACAATGAGGAAATTGATCCAGAATTAAATGGATATTATTATCTTATTGAAGATGGTACAATAGAAGCATCAGATGGCACTACTGTTTTTAAATATCTTGTCTTTGATACTGATTTTGAACCGATTGCTGTTGAAATTGATACTACAACAGACAATAGTGTTTTTGTTCCATCCAATGATTCAACTGGCGTAGAAGCAATAAGTCTAAATTCTAATCCCAATATAATTGACGGTGAAACACTTGTAATTAATAATACTAGTTTTGTATTTGATTCCAATGATACTGCTGGTTCAACTTCAGCGTTACGTATAGGAGGTGATAATGCTGCAATAGTTAATCCTGTTGTTACACCTGGAGATAAAATTGATATTAGTGTATTTGATCAATTTGATAATCAATTAAATGCTGGCAATAGTATCGTCACATTTACTGGAACAGTAGCACAGGCAACAAACAATGTTACTGCACAAGAAAATGATACTATTACAATTGATGATGTTAATTTTATAGTTAGCAACATTGATACGGGACCTATTGTAGCAACATCGGGAATTGATACGTCTGATTCGCTACCATCTGGATCTGAATTAATTGTTACTGGTGACACCTCTGTAGCATATACAGCAGAAGATATTGTAATTTCTGGAACAGTGAGTAACCCACAAATCACAAGTCCTACGTCTATAATTATTAATGATGATACTATAATATTCACTCCTGTAATAGATGACGCCGGCACTGCAAGTGACCAATCCGATGACACTGTTATTCCATTTGAATTAAGTGATATTATTGATACTATTAATGCATCAACAAATGCGGTCAATGCAACTTCGATTGATAATAAACTTGTATTAACCTCTACTGAACCTTCAGTTACGATACAGGGTTCTACCGCGGTTGATATTTTAGGACTAATCGGGTCTTCACCATATACTGAAACAAAGTTGGGCAATTTAGCAGTACAAATAAACACACAGGCCAACATATCTGCTGCATTACAGAATAACAAACTTGAAATATCCCGTACTGGAAATACAATGTCATTGAGTGGCGAACAATTTGCTGCATTTAATTTCGATAGTTCTGATTTTGATAGAAATTTATCTCCAACTACTGAGAGTATTAAGACACAGATTAACGATCTTAACATTGCCAATGTGACCGCCAGCATTTCTGATGGTAAATTAAAATTAACAAGTAGTGGAATATCATTGCAATTATCAGAAGTTACCGATGGTGCAATGGCTAGACTTGGATTTAATTCTACATCTATTACTGTAAACTCTTTAGAAAATATTATTTCAGATATAAATTCTTCATTGACAACGGTTACATTTTCTGCGAGTAACGTAGATGATAGATTATTAATATCTGGCAATGAATATAAGATTAACATTTCAAATGTACTTGGAACACCACTCACTGCTGTTGGCATTGTTTCTGGTGAATATATATCTAACATTGTATTAAGTCAATCTGCTATACAATTCATATCTCAGATAAACGAACAATCAGATTCAGTATCGGCTCTTATTACATCGGATGGTAGAATTGTTATTAATGTTATCGATCAAATTAGTTTGTCATTTGAAGGAACAAGTCAATTATTATTAGATAAGATTGGACTATATACTGAGTATAGTAATGTTAGTAATATAAACTTTAAAGTGATGAGATGGAAATCTGTTAGATATACTCCAGGATATAACGGAGAATCATTTGATGAATTTTATAGAGATTTGGGTCTTAATGACACTAGTAGATTGTGGGTAGATAACTACACAGGAGATGATGGCTGGGCAGTAATTCTAAGAAATACAGTTGGCAGTCTTCAAGTCTTAAATAGAAAAGCAAAAGAAGTTGATGTAGATTTAATTGATAGAGTTATAATAAAAGAAGATGATACTGAATTTAAAATTCATAATTTATATGATCCTTTAAATTTAAAATTGCCGGGTTCTATAATGAAAGATATAGACTATATTAGTTGGAACGATCCATCAAAATATGATGAATTTCTGAGTAGTGGATTATGGCTTGATGAACATCTAGGAGAAATTTGGTGGGATACAAATAGCACTAGATATTATCGTTATAATGACTACGGTGATGCGAATGGCAATATTATTCCAGATTACACAAAAAGATTTTGGGGTAAAATTGTTGATGGCTCAGTAGTTGAAATTAAACAGTGGGTAAAAAATGAAATATTGCCTGCTGGTATTACATGGTTTAATACCAAAAAAGAGTGGAATGATGCTAAAAACAAAGAAGTCACAACTTATTTCTATTGGACAAGTATAGGAACTTTGCCACGTTATAACAAAGAGTATAGCACTGATGAAATAAGAATGATTATTGAAACTGGTTCTATTAAAAATAAATTTATACCAATTAATAGTAATACTATTGTTTTAAATAATAAAGTGGCACGTTCAAACAAAACAATTACAGTTACGACTGAATATCAAGATACCGTAGATAGACAAGATAAACATACTGATTGGGAAATGATTTCCCGCGAATCAGATAAGCCGATTATGGCAGATTATCTAGAGAGACTTAAAAATAGTATTGCAAACTCCAAAATATCAAATAAATTTCAGGTAAGAGTCAATGAAAACAATATCAATGTTAATGGCGCTATAGTAAAGGATGAGTTTCTATTAGATTTAGATATAGAAGATATATCCGTATCTGTCAATAATGAATTTTTAGAAATTACTGATTTTACTATTGACGGTGATGAATTAATCATTAATAACAATAGGGATGTAATCAAGAATGATGTTGTTCGTGTATATGAATTAGAAAACATCTCAGATAATTTGTTTGAGAATGTAGAATATGCACGTGAAAATTTTAAAGTAATAATTAATACATTCTTTAATAATAAACTACTAAGTTCGGAATTTCCATTTTATGAAGATTATATCAAGTTAGATCACTATATCTTCAACAGTACCAATTGGTATATAGACTCAGACTATGAAACGATTACAAGTTATCAATATCTAGGAAATACGAGAAATATTGATATGCGTAGTATGGCTAATAGTGGTATAAGATCGTTTAAAATAAAAAATCCAGACTATGAAGAATTTTATTTTCCTTATGGCAATCTAGATCAAATTACATTGGTCAATAAAAAAGATGGATCAATGAATTTGAATTTTGACGATATACTTATACCAGGGCAGACAGGCAATGGTGGCGAATCCAAGTATTATACCAATGTTATCAGTACCCAGTTACATGAGTTTATTGACATGATATATTATTATGGGAAAACATCGTTTATTAAAGATGTATTCTTTGATATGTTAAATTATTTGTATACTGAAAATGAACATCCGGAATGGCTGTTTAAAACGAGTTATATTGATTTGACACTATTAAATAAACCATTACGACAATATGCAATTTATCAAAATGATACATATACTGATACTATTGAATATATTATGGAAGCAAAGCCGTATCATACTAAGTTACGTCATGCTCGTAGAATCTATCCATTAAGTGAAGATATTCTTGCCAATGTAGATACACTACATCATATGAAATTAACAATAGACCTGGGCGGTGATTATAGCAGATATGATTATACTACGTATGATGGTGGTATAGCACCAGACGATGAGTTCCTGGATATAAAAGATGGCAAATATGATACTGGCAAAATATTAAGAAATCCATACTCCGTTACCGCAGATAAAGGTGGCATTGACACTGGACTGGTAGATTCACAAATATTAGAATCAACTGTTTTACGAATTGATGAATATTCATCAGATATTACAGATGGTATAGGCAATTCAACACTTGACAAGAAGACGTTTGTAGTGTATGATACATTTGGTAGTGGACATTTAATGCATACTATAGACTCTGATACGGTTGCATCTGTATCGTTGGAAAATGGGTATAGACAAATAACAGTAACCGATGCAAGTAAATTTAAGACTGCGGTTGCAAACAGTGTAATTTTAATTGCAGTTGAAAATTCATCTGGTAAGTTAGAATTTATGCACTATAGTGAAAAAAATGATGCCACAATACATATTAATGAGCGATCATTATTCACTGGGCTAGCAGTTAATATAGAACCTGGAGATACTATTTACATCATGTCTGCTATAGAAAAAATTGCATTTCTTGCAGAACAACTAGAAAGACAACTAATATAGTAGGTTTTAAAAAAATGATAAATAGAATAAGTTCTGGTATAAAAAGAGAGAAATAAATGTTCAATGATAATATCATGTCACAAATTATTGGCACAGTAAAAATATATGACAAAGACACAGGCAAAGTACTTTTAGAAAAAAAGAATGCAATACATCCTGGTAATATGGCATATGCTCTTGCGAGTGCATTAGCAGGCAAACCAACAAGTATAAACTCAAACGGTGGATCACCAATAGTTAATTGGATGGCTTTCGGAAATGGCGGTTCTAAATCTACTACTACATTAGAATATAGAGCACCCAGGGTTTTTGGAAATTATGACCAGTTACCAATACCTTCAAGTAACTCAACTTTATATGCAAAGACATATGAACAGTTAACTACTAATACAGTTTACTATGCTGGTGAAATGATGGATACAAACGAGTCTGTTCCAGAAAATACTGCAAAAATTGTATGTTCAGTTGAAGTGGACCACAATGCATATGAAGAATCAGTTAAAATAATTGATCCTGGTCTACGTTTACCAGAAACAGACAGTTCACCAGATACGAATAGTGTAAATGCATTTACAATTGATGAAATTGGACTAATGGCAGGAGTGACTAGTGATGGCGCAATGGATGAATCGAAGACGATGATGTTAACACATGTTACTTTTCATCCTGTATTACTATCAGCAAATAGAACAATTATAATCGATTACACAATAACAATACAAGTAAATTAAGAAGGAGTAACGAATGTCACCACAAAGTTACCCTCTAACAAGTCAGTTTACGTCAGATGATTTTAACTTATTGGCAAATGATATCAATGAAATAGTTGGTACAGGGGCAGGCGATTCTGGTTATGGGCAAACTCAGTTATTCGTTAATCATGTTAATCGTGGCCAACAGTTAAGTAAGAGAAATTGGATGGAATTATTTTATTCAATACGATTTGCAGCGGCACATCAGGGCACCGAATTAACAACTAGTGCAAATATATATAATGGTGATTTTACTAAATTAGACACTGTAATTCATACTATTGATACTATCAAAGACGATATTATTAATATTAGACAGAATAAATTAAATTATACATTGTTAAAAATGTCAACACAACAAAACGTTCTTAGTGCAATGCATACCTATTTGAATCCAAATCAAAATCTCGAAGCAACTCCAGACGAAACATGGAAAGTTAGATTAGATGAACAGAAATTTGAATTCCGTGCAAAATTTAAAAGTGAAGACGCAAGGCGTCAATATTTCAATGCAGGTGGTGAAATAAGAATACAAACAGAACTAAGTGATTACCCAACTGGCTATATACCAAGTTCATCATGGGCATCTTTACTGGACGATGTGGGTAATATTATCTTTAGTCACATTGCAACAAAATCTTCAAATAATGTAGGTGTACCCGGCGTAGGATTTAATGAAATGACTACGACATACAAAAAAGTGTTTCATAAAAAAGTTACTGTAATGCTAAACGATCCAAGTCCTCTAGATGATGTCACTGAACATCAAATTGAAGTTTGGGCAAGATTCTCTACAGTAGAAATAGGTAGTATGGAATTTTATGTATTATTGAGAAATGATCCAGACAGAGATCCAGATGGTTATCTAGGATATAGTGGCTATGGTGGTTATGGTGGTTATTATCCCGACCAAGTAACGTATGGTGATTGGGTTGAAGGCAATTTATCGGTTTATATTTCTCAACAACGTGCGGATGATGCAGATACATCAAATTTAGGTGTGGTGTCGGAGATGCCAGTGTATAGTATAATAACTGACTTTGTTGGAATAATTATGTCATAATTAGTAATACTAAAATAAAAACTTCTTGACATTTTAAAAAATTTATAGTATAGTAATAGTATATTACTGTAAGTCTTAGTCGTGGAGTAACTAGTGGAAGAAAATTTAGAAAATATTTTGTCGTACAAAAATACAATGCGTAATTTTAATTTAAATAGAAAAGTTATGCAAGATAAAGTAATGAACGAATTACATGTTTATCAAAATGGTGGCACATTTGTTGTGACCCAAGAATTAATAGGATTTTTAAATTATTTAGTTCAGTCTGATAAAATGAATGTAAATATATTGGACAAAAATAATTTACCTATTAATATTGCTGATGTAAATGAATTCTTAGAACTAGTATCAGAACGATATTTTTCTTCCCTTAACTTTTACTATCAAGAATATGAACAACTTAGAAGTTCCACAAAAATTGAAATTGCATTAGATTTATAAATGACAAAAGGTATAATAATTTTTGCACAGAACAACGATTATGTTGATTATGTAAAAATATCGTGTGCAAGTGCTGGATATGCCAGAAAGTATCTTTCTGGCTTTGATGAAATATGTCTTATAACAGACGAATCATCATTAAATGAAAATCGTAAATTGGTTGACTGTTATTTTGATAGAACTATTGTTATACCAAAAAGTACAGATAGTACCATGCGAAAATACCGCGATACTATTAAGAACGTAGAAGGTGCACCGTTTATTAATAAAAGTCGAGGTGATGTTTACTCTCTATCTCCATATGATGAAACACTGGTAATAGATTGTGATTATTTTATTATGACAAACCAGTTAGATGGCGTATGGGGTAGTCGCAATGATTTTATGATTACCAAAGATTTTACCGATATATCACAAACAAAAACTTCAAATACTGCCAGACTTAATGATATTAGCATAGATATGTATTGGGCTACTGTAATATACTTTAGAAAATGTGAATTCTCTTCGAATCTATTCAAATTGGTAAATCATATTAAGAATAACTATAGGTATTATTATAATCTTTATAAATGTGATGTGGCATTATATAGAAATGATCATACATTCAGTATTGCATTGCATATTCTGAATGGTGAAGTAAATGCTATAGTACCAAATCTTCCCTTCAATAAACTTGTTAATAGTTTTGATACCGATCAAATTTTAAGAGTCGATGGACCTGATAACATTGTTATGATAACTGCTAAAAATCGCACAGTCAGAAATATAGTAAGATTGCAACGATCCGATCTTCACATTATGAATAAACGAAGCATTACAAAACATTTGGATTCGTTTTTTGAAAATGGAATTACATTATGAGTAGAGGATATATTGTAATAGCCCAAAATACAGATGAGCATGATTATCTAAGAATGGCATACGCACTTGCACTGAGCATTAAGACCACGCAACGTGAAAATGCAATTTGCTTGTGTGTTGATAAAAAAACAAGTGACAGATTGGAACAAAAGTGTTGTGATGTATTTGATTACATTGTAGATATTCCATGGAATGACGATGCACTTAATAGCACATGGAAAATAGAGAACAAATGGAAGTATATTAACATGTCTCCATTTGATGAAACAATAATATTAGATACAGATCAATTATTTACAAAATCGATTGACCATTGGTGGGATATGCTAGGTGATAGCAAGTATGATGTGTTATTATGTACAAACCCTAGAACATTCAGAGATGAACCAATAATCTCTGATTTTTATAGAAAGAAATTTACAGACTGTGAGTTACCTGATGTATATAGCAATTTTACATACTTTAATAAGTCTGAAGTTTCTTATGAATTCTTTCGATTAGTTGAAAGGATTATAAACAACTGGGAATTATACTATAATGAGTTCTTAAAAGGCAAAGGCCAAGATTGGGTAAGTGCGGATGTAGCATATGCACTTGCTGCTAAAATACTAGGTAAAGAAAAATTTATATCTAGTTTGCCTTTTCCTGCATTTGTGCATATGAAAAGTTATATTCAAAACATTCCTGAAAAAAATATTTTCTCTGATTGGCAAGATACATTAACAAGCAATGTATCTGATGATTTGGAAATTAATATACATAACTTCATTCAAACATTGCCGTTTCATTATGTTGAAAAAGATTGGTTGACAAATGATATGATTAAACAATATGAGAATGTATATGATCCGTAGTATAAAAACTCTAAGTTCTGACAACCCATTTAAAGTCGTATACTTTGATTCAGATGGTACAATTCTTTCCTTTGAAAATAGAGTTGATAAAAATAATAAAAATAATTTCGCATACTTTTCTGCTGCTGATTTGTTGAGATTTCTTGATGGTACCTATGTTATCAATGGGTACAATGTGGTTTTTAAAAAAGATGAGATGCATTACGTAATTGTTAGAAGAGATTCAGCTAAGTATATTGTAAAAAATAACGCTAGTAATAATATTCGCCATATAGATTATCATTCATCACCAGATTTAAAAATTTATGTGACAGATGATGGATTCGATATCTTGGCAACATCTAACCTGGAAGAA